ATCTAAATCCTAGAAATCTTCCTCGTTTAGTGTGACGTTCACACTCTTCGTTAGTCCACCTACCTTTATATCGGTCACGGTCAACCACCTGATCAGGGCCAAAACCCCTCTGTCTCGTAACAGACATATATTTTTCTCCTTGCTGTTTAGCATATTGTAAACGGAAGCTGTCTGCTGTTTAGCAATTCGCCTCCAATATTCGTTATATTATCATGGGTTAGTTGTTTTGTCAAGAGCCAATCTCTTTCCCAATACTTTGACCATCAAGTCCAATGAAATTTGTTGTGGTCGTTGTTTCCATCCATACCACTTTGATTTCTTTCCACTCTCATAAGGTGGCAGTTCACCAACTGTCCAATATTGCTCCGCAGTGCAATCATAGGTGTTACCATTATATTCCAACCACCAATGTTTTTCTCCTCTATAATCTTCACCACTCATAGGAACTAACTTATCTGTATTCATCAGATAATATAGTGCCTGTGTAGCATGATAACAGTGTCCATAATACTGAGTAGGATTATCCTTATACTTTAATTTCTTACGTTTGAGTAACTCAGGTTTAAGATTTTGTTGTATCAATCCGATTACCAAACACATATTTTGTTCACTAAAATCATAAGGTTCAAAAACAAGTTTCCTTGTTTTTATAATATTATTACCATCATAATTATGTCTTTCTACTGTTTTCATTCCATAGCATCCTTCCAAACTTTTATACTGGGAGTTGCCCATTGTCCATATGCGTATTCTTCCAGAATAAAATTATCTTTTGTCTGCATTTCCATTTGAACTTTATCTCTATCGGCAGGATTTTTTACTAATTCTCTAAATCTTTCATCAGGATAAAATGGAAGTGATTTAGCATACTCCCAAAATGCTGTATCATACTTAGAACCATATTGATAATGCCAGAGTATAAAAGTTTCTATTTCTCTCATCATTTTTTTAATCAAATAATTAGATTTACTTGGAGGTGTAATTCCAAATATACAATCCCAAGCATATTCTGCTACATTAAGGAAAAAAGCTGTGGAATTTGCTTCCATTGGTTCCATAAAACCACAAGCATTTCCATTTAAAATAGTTCTATTACCTACAAATACATTTTTAGCCATATAATTTTCAAAAGTTAATGTATCATGAATTTCAGATAAATTAAATCTTTCTAAAAAATCTTCTTTTGCTTCTTTGTCTGATGTTATTGTATTATTGTACAAGTATCCATAAGAAACACTATCCTTATTGGGAATCACAAATGTCCATCCATTCGGTGTGGTAACAGTTCTTGTGTAATGTAGATCGGGATCTTTACTATCTTTACTTGATAAAAGAACAGCATTTAATGGATTGATAAGAGTATCATAATTACTCTTATCTCTATTATGTCTACCTCTACAATCTATTATATAATTAGCATCTATCTCTTTCTCAGGATCACTTATACTTTTTTCTATAACATTAAAATGACCTGATTCTAATACACATTTAGATAATTTATGTGGAATATAATGTATTGCATTTCCTTTTCCAGAAAAAGGATGAAATATTTTATCTTGTTTTTTACCCCACCCCTCATATAATATACCAGTTTTAAATGTTGCATCAATAGGATTATCATACCAATTTAAATTTAATACATCAAAAATAATATCAGTTACATTTAATTGAGAACCTAGACCTACTTTTTCTATTGGAACATTAGGATCATGATATATTTCAATTTCATCAATAGTATCAATGTTTATAATTCTACCATAAAGATGGTAATGTAAAGCAGTCAGACACGCAGCATTACCAGCTCCTACAATTGCTATTTTTTGTATTTTTTTCATGAAAAAAACTTTTCTAACCTGTTCTCATATGGTAATACTCTTTGCTCTATTAGATCACCATAGTTGTCATGTAGTTCGCAACCTAAGTAATATCTATCTAACTTCTTTGCCACCATAGCAGTGGTTCCTGACCCCATGAATGGATCTAATATAGTATCACCCTTATTACTACCAGCCAATATACATGGCTCAATCAATTCGGGTGGGAATACAGCAAAATGAGCTCCCTTGTATGGTTTCTTGGTTACAGACCATACACTTCTCTTATTCTTCTTGGCATAACTCTTAGTCAGGCCTGAATGTGGTTGCAGTCCTGTTCCCTCATTATGATACTTACCATTAGTTCTATCTCTGGTTCCCCAATCCTTTGCTGGCTCCTTGATTGCTTCATTATCATAATGATACCTTTTATTTTTACTGAACAGAAAGATATACTCATGTGACTTGGTACATCTATCTTTTACACTTTCTGGCATTGGATTTGGTTTATGCCATATAATATCTTGTCTTAAATACCATCCGTCTTTTCGCATAGCAAAAGCAAATAACCAAGGAATACCAATTAAATCTTTCTCTTTTAATCCCTGTAATTTGTTCCCACGTTTGTTACATTTATCTGGTAGATCTTGTTTTGTTTTAGATACCGATTGTTTTGGATATGATTGACCTTTACCAGGTCTATAATTATAATAACTATCCCCTATGTTTACCCAACAAGTCCCATCATCAGTTAATACATTTCGTACCTCTCTGAATACAGACACAAGTTGATCTACAAACTCTTCGGGTGTTTGTTCCTGTCCTATTTGTTGCTCCTCTCCACCATAATCTCTAAGTCCGTAATAGGGTGGAGATGTCACACACATTCTTGCACTCTGTGGTAGAAATGCTGATAGTGTCTTACGACAGTCACCATATAAAATAGTGTCTTTCATCTATTTCTTTCATCCCACTCTTTTAATATCCATGAACTACTATTCTTTTTACCAAGTCCACCGACAGCCCATCTAAATACCACTCTTTCATCTTCACTAAACTTATCATACTCTGGTACATTTTCATTGTGTCTATCTCCACCATTAGCAAAGATTACCTTATCATATATTTGTAAACATTGTTCAATGGCATGATTTGCACTTCCATCGCTATCATTAAATTCAATAACATTATCAACCACTTTCAATGCTCTGACAATATCAATTCTTTCACTAGATGGCATAAAAGGTTTACCCTTCTTTCTTGTCAACCAATCATCTGAATTAACACCAACTGCCAAGGCACTCATTGGTGCTATTTGTTTTGCTGAATTTAATAATGAAATATGGCCACTATGTATTGGATCAAATCCACCTGTGACTAAAACTACGGAAGAAGTCATTTTGTTATTATAGAAATTGCTGGTTCTCCTCTCTCAAATACAGTATCAACAACTGCCTGTACTTTTCGTGCAGTAGAGATGCCCACCTTTGAATATACTGGTATACATACTAACCCATATTTCTTATTTTCGCAACCCTTACGGATCACTCTGCCAATAGTTTGTGATATTCCAATGTAATCCATAGATCTTAAGAACAAGACCGCTTCAAGACCCTTTACGTTGATACCCTCTGCTAAGATACTGTGATGTAATACAACAAATTTCTTATCAGGATCTTTACCCCATGCACTTAATACATTAAAGAACTCATCTCTGGTTACTTTCTCACCATCAATGACTGCACCAGTTTTGGATGTAATATACATGCAATTATAACCTCTCCATGCTAATTCGTCACGGAACTTATCATATGATACTAATCCTTGGATCTGCTTGGTAGACTTAGCACACACGAGGATCTTCTTAGTCTCATGGTCATCAATATTATCCATGATCTGATTACATTCTACATCAAATGTTATCTCATCTTTCTGTCTTATCTCACTCTTATATACTTTTACTTTTGGTGGTAGGATGTGACCTTGTTCTACCAACTTAGGTGCTGGTACATTACAGATAACATTACCGAATATATCACTATCATTCATACCTATCTTGAAAGGTGTTCTACTGTGCTTAGGTGTTGCAGTAAAGAAGTAGCAACGTAAAGAATTAAATGGTAGTGAGAAGTAATCAACTGACTCTATGAAATTCTTTTGCACTGCGTTGTGTGCTTCATCAAAATATACTGTGTCTACAACAACATCTGCTTCTACTAATCTATGAAGTGAATGATATGTTGTAAAGATTAATTTACTTCCCTGTGTATTTCTTACCCACTTTTGAATTTTATCACTCTTAGTTGTACTATAATGATGTGTTTCACCACTATGTACGTGCATCACAGATACATTCTCAATCTCTTCCAAGAACTCAGATGATAATTGCTCTGCTAATAGGATGCGTGGAGCAACTACAACAAGAGTTGGATCAGTAAGACCATTAAGTCTTCTTATAGCATCCTTAATGGCAATAAGAGTTTTGCCACCACCAGTGGGTACAATGATTTGACCCTTAGAATGTCTTGCCATTGCTTCCAATGCCTTATTCTGATGTGGACGTAACTGCATGTATGCTCTTTGTTCGTTATGAATATATTATAGCATAAAAATACCCCCTTGAGGGGGTCTTGTGACAGTTCCGTCACTGGTTCCTTTAGAAAATTATAGAGCCTTCCGTACAAACCTTACAAAGGTATCTATAAGTTTTTTAATTTTGACAAGAAATTTTGATAACCTATGTGGGATGTAAAAATATATGTAAGAACCAAAAATTTTGATTGAGATTGATGGTTGATTATATTTAACCCATTCTTCATCAAGAATTGGCCATGCACCAATAGGACAACCATTCACTGCAAATTTAGTTTTTGGTTTAAGAAAACAACCACATTTTTTACAACGAATTTGAGATATGTCATAATATATACATCTCGTACATATTTCCATTCTCTCTTTAGATATTTCATCAGATACGAAAGGTTTTTTAGATTTATTTAAAAGATCTGATACAGTTTTTAATAAATTTTTACCTTGTTTTTGTAAAGAAGGATAGTCAGACATGTTACATACTCAAGTCAATTTATTTATCTAAACATCTGGGAGATAACCTCCTTTTAAATTATCAGCATTTACTCCTTCTACGGTATATCCAGTTCCACGTATTGCCCTACCAGCATTTCCACCACTATAAAAATTAATACCACCACCATTTTGGCCTGGCTCTCCAAAACTTCCACCATTTCCACCTTTTCCACCATCTCCACCAGCACTTCCAATAGTGGGGCAATTTTTTGCTTCACCAGCAGTTCCATTGCTACCATTTTGTTTTGATTGATTAAATCCTTGACCATTAGCACCAGCACCACCAGATCCACCTTTTCCACCTCTTGTTTCAATGGGATCTTCGACTGCACAATAAGCACCATCTATACATGTGTTATGACATACAAATCCCCAACCCCAACAGTTACATCCACCTCCTGCACGATTACTTGAAAATGTACCAGATCCAACTGTTCCTGTTGTTGAAGAACCACCAGAAGAATTACGACCTCTAGTATTATATGTGGTTCCCCTGATTGTTATAGGTGCATTTCTTGTACCATCAGTTGAAGGATCAGGACACGCAGAATAGTATTCACATTGACAACTACCACCTATTTTATAGGTGTACCACTCACCCCAAGGGCCAGGACTATAATCATCTACTATTTGACCTTGTGGGCCTTTATTACCAGTATAACTACCACTAACAGCATTAATTCTTGGTTTCCAACAAGGGCCAGTAGCTCCATCTGCACCATTTCCACCATTTCCACCGCCACCACCGCCACCAGCAACAGTTAATGAATTAGTATTTGAGAGAATTATTTTATTATTTTTACCACCACTTGAATTAAATTGAATGGCATCACCACCATCAGAACCATTTAAAAATGTTGAACCAGATTGTACATACGGCCCACCTAAACCACCAGCACCAAATATATTCGCAGTCGAACTAATATTAATATTTAAATTAATTATATTATCTAGTTCAAATGTTAAAGCCTTGTTATTAATTGAAGTTGATGAAATAGTACCCTGTATATTATATACTTTTCTGATATTTTTTGTAAGATTTCCATTCCATTCTATACTGGTTCCATCTAATTGACTATTACTGCTTGTTTGAGTAATCTTATAATCTTTAATAGTTCCCCTCATCTGAGAGACTTTCCAGTTTTCAGATTCTGCCACCGCAGCATTTTCTGTGCAATCAGGCACGACTGGAGATTCTATAGTATTCTCAGTTTTTCTTAATAAATCAGATGCACTTATTGAAGCAGATGAAGCACCTCTAAAAGTACTTCTTAAATCACTAAAGTTAATTTGTCCACTACCCTCAAAATAAGGGCCTGATTTGGTTACGGAATGTGCCATCTCTAAGTGCTAGAAGTAATAGTTTCCCATGCAGTTCCATTATATACTTGCAATTTACTAGTAGTAGTGTTATAAATTAATGCTCCAGAAACAGTTGATAATCCAACATTTCCACCAGTTCCATCTCTTTGAGGAGTAGTAATTTTTGGTGGTAACATGTAAGCATTTGTACCAATTCCCGCACCTGCTTGGGAAAAATCAACCGCACAAAGTGGAGTTGTGGTTCCTATACCAATACTTGAACCCGAACTAGTATCATTATTTAATAATAAACTTCCATTATTAATTAAGACATCTCCACCATGAACTTGAAATGCTCCCAAAGCACCGTATCCTATATTTGAAAGAGCAGTGGTTCCAATACCCAAAGTACCTGTAAATGCAGCATTTCCATCAACTGCTAATGTATTACCATATAATGATATGGTATTAATTCCAACAGCGTTAAGATAACCTGTTGCATCCTGAGCATCAAATCCTGATATTGGAATTGAAGAATTAATTCCTATGAAATTTGTAGCATTAAGATTATAGTATGTTGATATACCACTATTATTGATTATAGTTGCATTTGTTATTTGACTAGGACTAAAATTCTGTGCTGTGAGTGTTCCATCAACAGTCACACCAGATTCAAAATGTGCAGCACCTTCAAATGTAGATATACCTGCAACATGAAGCTTATGTTCGGGAGACGGTTCTCCAATACCCAAATTTCCATCATATGTAAGAGTCATTCTTACATTACTATTTTTATGAATCCATCTAAAATTACCAGTGCTAAGTCCGACTTCATTTAAATCAATAAATGTATTAACATTACCATTATCATAGTTAATAATATCAAAGTTCTTAGATGGATTTCCAAATCTTAAACCAGCACTACTATTACCAACTCCTACAGATTGACCAATACTTACGGTTGAAACACCAGTAGTATTAATGATTTCAGCAAAACCCTGATTAACTCTTAAAGTAGCACTGCTTGATACTCCCGATAAATATAAATCTTTCCACTGTAATGCAGAAGAACCTAAATCCCTACTATCATCAGTTTTAGGAATAAGATGTGAATTAAATCTTGCACCAACTAATATTGTGTCAGTTGATATATCTCCGAGTGATACATCACCCTTGGCATTAAGTAGTCCAATAAATGTAGAAATACCAGAGACATTAAGATCATCTAATTCAGTATAACCATCAACATCTAAATTTCCATTTGCGTCTATAGCACCAGTAAATGTAGAAAGACCAGTTACTTCTAAATTTGTAGTATCTGAATATAAGAAAGTTCCAGCTACTCCACTTATATTACCAGTGACATCCCCAGTAACATTTCCAGTAACACTCCCAGTAACAGCACCAGTTAAAGGCCCACTAAAGGTAGTAGCAGTTATAATACCACTAGATCTAATATTACCAGTTGAACCATCAAAAGAGATTCCTTCTTTTGAATCATTAGGATCTTGCCCAATTACTAAATCATATAAAGCATTTGCCTGTGTTGTGCCTATTCCAATACTCGTAACTGTTGCAAGTCCACTTAAAGGATCTATGGCATTTATTGCCCGATCAAGTATCCATGCTTGGGTTGAAAATCCTATTATATTAGATAATGAACCACCATCACCCACAAACTTAGATGCGGTAACAACTCCAATAAATGTTGCCTGTCCATTTGACCCCTCAATTGTTACACCAGTTCCTATAGTAATGGAACTACCTACAGATACACTACTTCCAAAAGTAGTAATACCAGTAACATCTAATTGTCCTTCAAGCTCTGATTGTCCATTTACATATAATTGTGTGGATGTTACTAATCCACTTGCATTAATCTCTCCACTTACAGTAACATCTCCTCGAAGTTCAGAATTACCATGAACATCTAAAAAAGTAGATGGAATTGAGGTTCCTATTCCAACTAGCCCGTTTGCATTTACAACAAAATTATTATTATCAACTTGTACTCCATTCCTAAAATTGAATGACTTATTATAATTTGCCATTGATAGCTACATTTTTAATTATTTATCTGATAGTTTTTGTTCAAGATTATCTACCTTAGCAGACAATTCTTTAACTGATTCAATTAATAACGGTACTAATTTCTCGTACTGAACAGTTAGATATTCATTATTACTTGGAGCAGGTTTAACTGCTTCTGGAAGAATTGCTTGTATTTCTTGAGCAGATACACCAGCAAATCTTTGATCTCCAGTATCAAGATTACATGCGGTCTTAGCGAGTTCATTATGCTTATAAGTAAATCCACTAATTGATTTAACTTTTTCAAGAGCCTCTGTTATAGGTGAAATATCATCCTTAAGTCTAATATCAGAAGTTAATGCTGTTATATCACCTGTAAATGTACCTGTACCTGTTACAGATAAATTACCACCAAATGTTCCTGTGCTACCAAATGTTCCTGAACCAGATGTATCTAAATCTCCATTGTGGTCAAGGTCGGCATTAATTTCAACTTCATTTGTAGCAGCATCTAGTATAAGTTTACCACTTGATGTTGTAACAGTTTGATTATCATCTGTACCTATTCCAATATTACCAAATGTACCACCAGTAGCAGTAACGACACCCACAGCATTAATATCAGAACAAGTAACATCAGCACCACTAATATCACCAGTAACATTTAATGAACTTGCATGTAAACCTTGGCCAACAAATACAGATTTGGCAATACCAACACCACCTTCAATTACTAAAGAACCTGTTGTAAAACTTATAGATGCTGTATCTTTTGCAAGTTTTATCTTATTACCAACTAAAAGATCAATAACTTTAATAGAATTGTTAAAAGTTACTGGCCCATCAAATTGAGAGAGAACCTGACCAGAATCTCCACCTTCTACTACTATACGTTCTTTAATGGTTACTTCATCAAATACCACACTTAAGTTGGAAGGATTTTCTCCTGTAATTGTTGGAACAGGAATATCAAAGTTAATTTCTTCACCAGTTAAAGCAGATTTTTTAGTATTTCCAATATAAAAATCACCCTTGCTGTTCATACCAGTATAAACAACAGCACCAGCAGCTTTTTCTTGTGATTGTGCTAAATATTCCTCATTTGCCGTAAGAGTTCTGTCTTGTACTTGTGGTAGTGCTGTTGAATAGTTACCAGGCCCATATCCAAGATATTCAAATGTATGACCAGATGCACGTAAAATAGATTGTCTACGGAATTCAACAGGTAGTGGTTTAATTCTTCTAATTAATGAACTAGCATCATGAGATGAAATACCTGTTGCTAGTGCACCTCTAATAACAGTAATTTTATCGTTAGTCACTGTTGGTGATGCAACTCGCATTATTTCATCATCAATTTCAATATAAGAACCATATGAAAATCTATCTTCAATATTAGTTAAAGATCCAGGAAGATCAATTTTAACAGTAGAATCTCCAACTTCAACTTTTGTACTACTATCAACATATGCATATTCATTATCATAGAATGTTAGAGATCTTGAACCAAGATTTTCATCAGATGCATCAGAACTACCAGCATTAGAAGAATATCCATGTTTTAGAATATATTTCGGTGCTGTACTAGAAACTAATAATGCAGAAGCAACATAAGTTGTTGTTGCTGTGAAGGTATCAACATCAACAACTGATTTTACAACAAAATCTCCTACGTTTACGTTATCAACAGTCAGTATTCTAAACTTATTACCAACAACTAAACCATGTGCTTCCGTAGTATTAAATGTGGTGTCAGCACCATTTTGTGATGCAGATGAGACAGAAATTACTGGGCCTATTTCTATTGCATATTGTCCTGAAAGAATATCAGGATCTGATGCCGTTTTTGCAATTACAACTTGAGTATCACTAGATACGCTTGTTACTCTGTGATAACTATCAGAAGCTGTTCCAATACCAGTAAATTGAAGAACCGTACCTACGCCATCAGAAATACCAACCCTAAATTGTGCACCACCACCACCAGCACCAACTACACTATTATCAAGATATAATAATTGATCATTGGTATGAGCAGAACCTTTAGAAACAATTTTAAAGTTTGTTAATTCACCAGAGGCATTAAATGTTGCGTCTCCAGTAGCACCTTGCCATACTCCACCAGATGATTCTAAAGGATTAGTTGTGAGTAATTTTACATTGTTTATTACTCCTGCCGAACTACCATTTGCCCCACTACTAGCATCATTTATAGATCCAGTTGCTATACCAGATAAACCATGTCTCCTACTAAATGTAATTGTTGGATCTGCACCAGTTCCATTGGTTGATACAAGTTTACCAATATTAGAAGATTTAGTATAATCATCCAAACTCTCTCTGGTTAAACTCTTTTTCAAATCATCAGTATCAACTTTACCAAGAGGAGATCTCGCAGCAAAAGATTTTGTAGATTGTGGATTATCATTTACATTATCTCTATCTAATTGAGGATAAAGATTAACTACATTTTGACTATATTCTAAATTATCAAATTCTATAGGAAGTTTTTTATCTGCTGACAATGCATATACATGATATATTCCATCCGTAATATCTTGTTCGTAGTCTGAAATTACTTCTTTTCTATAGATATAATAATTTGTTTGTAGATCATTTTTTTCAAATCTGGGTGAAGATGTAGATCTAGTTGTTCTATCATCATTAGTGAGGAATGCACTAGGAGAGCGTTCAATTCCATTTACATCAGTTTTACCATATGTAAATGTCATATCATCGGTAACACCAGTTACCTTAAATGTTCCATTATATCCAGCATTTATCGCACCAGTGGTATTGGTGGTATCTGTTACATTTTTAACAATAACAAGATCATCAGTATTTAAACCATGTGGTATTTCTGATACAACAGTTATAGTTGGATTGGAGTAAGAACATGTACTAATAAATCTTGGATTTCTATCAAATCTATAGTTTTTAGTTGTTAATGTATCATTCTTAGTGGCATCACTATCAAGTTCAAAACCTGTTGAACTTGATTCTTGAATTATAAAACCATTCTCAGGAGGTTTTCCATTTACGGTTTCTTTAGGAATAACAATTCTTAACTTATAAAGTTTTTCATCTAAACCTCTAGTATCCTCTGTTCTTTTTATAAATGTAATTTCACTTTCGGATGTAGTAAGATTACTTGTAATAGTATTACCAGATGATGCAACATTGATAAACCAATTATTATTAGCATCATCATATTGGACGGGATGTCCTACCTCTCCAGCCGACTTATCAGAAACTCTTGTAATAATTTTAAGATTAGTTCCAAAAGAAACAGAAATTTCTGATGAATTATTAGCATTTGCCTCTGAAGATGCCAATTTAACTCTAGTAGCTCCCTCTTTTATAATGTAATAAACTTTATTAGTTTCAAGATTTTCTGGCAAATCACCATCATCACTAACAATAATTACTTTTTCTCCAGTTACTAAATTATTAGATGCTATAAAGAAAGAATTTGAATTTTCATCAGGTTCATCAGTAACAGTATATGATTTAAATGAACTACTACCATCTTCCATTACAATTGATGCTTCATATGGTGTATTAGTATTGTTGGGTAAATAAATTTTATCATTTACTTTTGCACCAACTCTATAACCCTGAGTGATAACTAAAGGTTCAACATCTTTTGATTTATATCCATGTAAATATAATTTAGTACTAGTAGAAGCAACATCATTAGTGGCAGCAATTGATACCCAATCAAGTTCTTCTTCTTCTGTATCTATAGCTCTTGGTGGTATTACAGAGGTAATAAATCCTTTATCATCTTTTGCAAATGCTTCCCTCTTAAATCCATCTGATATGAGTGCTAATTGACCAAAGTTTGAGTTTGAGTTTGTAATTGATGCGTCTGCACCACTTTCTGCAGCAAAATGTTTAGCATATCCAATTGCAAATACAGAAACTATCTGTAAAACTGCATCATTTGACATTTTAATATGACATGTTTCCCATCCATCTCGATATATTGCCCCAGAATTTAAATGATATACCTGTCCTGTGGCAGTTGCAGATGATCCACTAGATAAATCTGAACCATAAACAGCAGAACCTACCGCTATTTTATTATAACTTCTAGTTGAACTATCATATTCTACGAAGGCACGATCATCTTTTTGTAGAGATACACCAGTGAATTGAGCAACAACCATCGAACGAAATCCTGTTGCCTTGTCTCCATCCGCATGTAAACCATTTAATCCATAAACGGATCTCATTGAAATATTAAAGATATATGGAGATGCACCAAATACAGTATCAGTTTCAATAGTTGCTGTTGCTGAAGCAACATTTCCTACTTTTAAATCTAAAGGAAAACTTTGTAAAGAATAAGTAAATTCTTTATCATTACTTAAATTAATAGATGTGACTATTGCCGATATATTATAGTTTGTTGGGATAACTCCTCTAATTTTAATAGGTGTTCCAACTTGAAAACCATGTGCTATTTTAGTTCTTACGGTTACAACTGATGTAACCACACCACCAGAACCAGCTTCTATTGAGGTAAGTTCTAATGGATCTGCTGCAAATGCACCAACAATTTCATATTCTGGTCTTTGTTTTTCAAATGCAAGGGCATCTTGTGGGTATTTTTCTGATTGCTCTATTTCTCTAGTGGAGGCAGTATTATATGCATTAGACAATTTAGCATAATACATATCAAGATCTGTAATACCATAGGTACTTACATTATTAACACCATCAGCATATTCAAATACAGTTAATTTATTATGTGAAAATGTTGGTATCGATTTTTTAGTATCACCAAAATCTGTATTGTTTGTATATACTAGAGAGTTTTCATTTCCATCAAATATGGAGAATTGCCAAAAGTAACAAGTACCAGTTATTCTGAAAATAGATGATGTGGGTACATTAATATCAGTAGGATTTGGAACATATAATGGTCTTATTTTTGTCTTTCTTAAATCTAAACCAACAACTGAAGTTCCTCGTGGAACAATTACACCACCATTAGTACTATTAAATTTATAAAGTATATTATCTTCTTGTGTTAAATCAAAATTAGTATTTAAGTTTAAATCTAGTGTAATGTTTGCATTACTCTCAACACCTCCAGGAGATTTAACTTTAGCAACTCCAGAAGAATCAAAACATTGAAATCCAGGCCTATTATCTATGGTATGCTCACCAGGCATTAAAAGAACAGTGGTTTTTTCTACACTATCATTACTTCTTCCTTTAATATAAGAAAATCTCGCAGACTCAATTAAAGCTCTTTGCAAGGTTTTAAATGGTCTAGCGAGAGAATTACCCTGATTATCAATACTATCAGAGGAATCTAAATCACTCGGGCTCACATAAAGAATACGACCCTCAGTGTTTTTTATGAAATTATCTAATTTATTCAGAGGCATGGGATTATGACTACTAAAATTATTACTATATCTTATTTAGTTAGCTAAAAATATCAACTCTCCGCACTTCCACCTCTTGTATGTAATATAATAAATTCATCTTCTTCTTCATATTCTTTATGATTATCATCATGTAATTTTTCTAGTGTCTTTATTTCCTTTTCCAAAATTTACTCCATATTCACTCGATATTTATACATCGGTCAAATTATAAATTTGTATCTGCATGAGCCATTCTTACATACCATCCAGTTGCAATATATTTTGGAGTATCACCCGTTAAAAATCCACCTCTATGAGTATGAGTATAAGTTGCTGGCCATAAAACAATTGTTCCTTTTTTTGGTTGTATGGATAATTTTTGGTAGATAAACTCTGTGGCACCTCCATTTTCTATAGGAATATCATTTAAATATAACATCCAAACTACAACTCTATCTCTACAATCAAATGAATTTGATTCAGAGTGCCAAATATGATAACCACCCCCAACTTCAGTTTTTTGTATTTTTGATGTGAATAAACCTAAAGGATCACCATGATCTAATTCTGGATAATGAATAACATATTTGTTAAAGGTTCTTTGAGTAACGGTTTTCATCACATCCACTGCAAATTGTGTATTTATGTGCTCAAGAAAAATTTGATGATCATGTCTTCCATGTTTTCCCTGACTAAATTGATCTCTACCATTAAATGTGTAAGATGCACCTTCTGCTTTATCAAATCTTTTTATTATTTCATCACATTCATCTGAGGTAAAGGCATTTTCATAAATTCCTATATGATCAATAATTTTTTCAGAAATATTATTTTCATCGAACTTTTGTGTTTTAGTTTGTGTTTTAATTTTTTCCATAATAAATTAATAAATTAATTGTATTTCAGTTTAAGGATTTGTGCTTGAAGTAATTACATCACCAGCCTCTATTACCTCTAGAGACGCTTGTGCATCAGCATTTATTTGAACATTGTTGTTAGGTGCATTAGATGATCTATTACATTGTAATTGTAACCTATATCTAGAAGTACCAGATGACACACCCGAATCCATAAAAAAATGACTAAAGGAAACAGAGTTAGCAGGGTACGCAGATGGTGTAGCTGCCCCCAAATCTATGACTGTGGTTGCATCATCAGGATTACCACTACCAGAATCTCTAGATACTCTAATTCCTGCACCACCTCTTTCTATGTCTAGTATATAGTGAATAGTGCTTACATCAGGGTCAATATTATCTATTACACCTTCAGCAGCAACAAAACGTCCTTTATTAACAGTCACTGTTAAATCATTAAAATCACTATCATAAGGATCATTATTATCATCTATTGCTAATGTTTTACCATTATTTGTAATATTTACAGCACGAACAGTTGGTGCATTAAAACTTACTTGATATTCAGTGCCACCATTAAATGTATTATTAAAATTTGCCGAACCATTGCTGGATAATTGATAACTATTACCACCAAAACTTACAATTGAAGTAAAATCAGAATCCCTACTGACAGTTACCTGAACTGTTTGAGATGCAGCACTACTATTTGCTTGACAAGAACCTTTTATTGAAAGATGCATGATACTATTATTTGATTTTTTATTGACCGTAAGAGTAGTAATATCTTTCCAATTATTAGGACTTGCTTTTTTACCCTGATAATTAATTGCACTAACACCAGCTGATCTCTCACTATGAACCTGTATGATAGGGCCAGCATTTTCTTGTTTAGGCCCTCTGGAAAAATATACACTCATAAGTTATCTACCGATTGCATTAGCAACTGTTGATCCTATCTCTGGCCCTATTTCTTTTACAACCAGAGATGCTCCATCATATCCAAATCCTTCCGTTGAATAACCAAAAAGTGCATATCCATCTGCTCCATTACATTTTACTTGAAGTGAATATGTAACCGTATCTCCTGTTCTTAATCCTGGTTGATCTTTAAAGATGTAGTTTAATAAACTACCATCATGAACATTTCTATTAAAATTTGTATTCACAGATGTTCTTCCAGACATTCCATTAGAACCACCATCGGTAACATAAGTATTAGTATTTCCTCTTCGTATTCTGACATATGGAGTTCCTTGTCCATTATTACTTCCATTTGCAACTGCATACGTAGATAGTGTTATATGATAAGTACTATTAGGTCTAACGGCAGTCATTGTAACACCAGTTACCCATTTCCAATTATAATTTGGGCCTGCGTATTGAAAATCATCCCCCAAATTTTGACCTATTGCATGAAATACTTGAGGTGCCTTTTGTTCGGTACCTATATCAGGAAGACTTGGATTATTCGGAGATGGATCGGAAAAATTAACACTCATACTATAACATAAATGTAAATATATTTATCACTCTGGAATGTCAATGAAAGCTATTCTACCACCAGCCTTGTTATAAACCTCTCCCCCAACTGATCCGACCATATAACGTCCATTTGACCAACCATCTGCCTTCATTTGAAAAACATTAGGTGCTGAAGTATTTCCAGGCCCACTATCACCCACATCAGTTGGTGCATTAGCAGTGCCTGAATATGAAGCACCAATAAATGGAGTTCCAGAAGATACTTGTATCCAATCTGTAAGTGACCCATAACTTACCCAAAATGACGCTTTTGATGAGTCCCAGTTAACACCATTAGCATCTGGACTTCCATATGAAGAATCTGGATATCCATTGGTATTGAGTTTAGCCCGTACTCCTCCAATACTGTTATTAGTACCTGTCTGTCCACTTTTGGTATTGCTACCATCTCCATCTAGACTTCCAAACCGATATGAATCAGCTTGTTGACTGTATAATTGACTAGATGATGTTCCCCCCATATCTGATTTAGGACCAGAAAGGCCAGGGCCAGCACCTGCCCAAGTCATTAAAGTACCATTTCCTGTGGAAACAATTCTCTCCCTTACATTATATTGAGAACCTGTGGGTAAATTAGTATCATTTGCAACGTCAATTTCATGCCAAACGGGGAGACCATTCACTCTGTCCTCTGTTTCATCACAATATGCATATAATGGTGTTTTATTTGCATGTAACGCATCATAATCTGGAGATTTAAAACCACAGGCTATCCAAACTCCTGGCCCCTTTTTTACACTTCCAACATATACTTCACCCGCCACATATGTTATATTATGAACTGCCTTCAAGTAATCTGGACTGGCCGTGCCACTTATATGTGGTATAGTTGCTGGACTAAAATCACCTGGAGAGTACCCTTGCATAATAGCAAATGAATCACTCCAAGTTTGTCCAGAATTATCTGAGAACAAAATTTTATTATCACCACCTGCCATAATTTTACTACCACCATCATTTGAGGTTAAACAATTAATTTGGTTAGCACCTGCTGCAGTGTCTGAGACACCCCAACAATTAACCCATCCATCAAATGCTATGAGACCAGCTCCAGTTTTTACATTTGCTTCTGTAGCTCTATTTGTACGTCCAAGGTTATTAGCTATGACAAAATATCCATTGCTATAGCATACTGATGTTATAAATTGGTATCCAGAATTAGATGGTACAACTGTAGAACCTCCTATAACTCTAGCAGCAGTATCTCTCTCAACAAATTTTAGATCCCAATCATCAAACTCATTACCGAATGCACTTACACTATTACGATATAAGCATATATCACCATCAAGCTCTAGTGAACCAGCAGATGGTTCCCTCTGTCGTTCATATCCACCTATCAACCACAATGCATCATCAGGATCAGTGTTTCCATTAGTAGCCCAATCAAAAACTATTGGTGGAAAATAATCAGTACTAGAAGAGTATGTAGAATCATCCATTTCTTGCCAAGTAACACCATTATCATCTGTAATCATTGCAGCAATTCTGGAACGAGTTGTATACATATGAGACCATCCAGTATTTGCATCAGAGGTATCAATCCCGTCAGTCATTTGAAATCCCTCACCAAATGCAATCCATTCACCAGCAACATTGTGATTGGGTATTAAACATCTAACGCCTGGTGAATACATGGTATCTCGATTTATCCACCAATGGTTCGGTATTCCATAACCTGTTGTTCTTACATAACTTGAAGAAAAAGGGTCTCCAGTAGTACCTGTTATACCTTCTGTGTCTGTAAATGCTGCATCATCTGGTTTCATTATAAAAGTTGATGTACCATTATCAATTTCATAAACTCTTAGACTTGCCACATTAAAATACTCACAGTTTTGCCCAATATTGACGATTCCTCCACTATTATCATTTTTAGCCTCAAGGGAAATGAAAACAGTGCTTTCATGAGGATAATATGTTTTTGTTGGTTGATAAAAAGCAGATAGTTCAAAGGTTGCTTCACCTCTAGGTAATGCAGAGTTTTGGGTAGGTAAATTAAACTCTTCATCAACAGTCCAAGATCCACCTAATGTTCTTTGGTATGTCCCATCGAGTCTCATCATCCTGATTCTAACTTCTGGTTCTCCAGTATTAGCAGCACTAGCAGAGAGATAACGTCTTGCAATTTCATATCTCTTAGTACCTACAGTAACACCATTAATGGTTGACGTACTTGAATATTCAAGATCCCCTATCTTATATTGATATCCATCATTGCCTGTAAATTCATCACCAGTAGAAAATTCAGTATAAACTGAGTTAGGTGGAACTACCCTAGATGCATTACTATAAACTTCCGTATCATTCCATACTATTTTCCTAGAGGTTGCTGTTACACCAGATGTTGTTGTATTAACATTAGACCATTCAGCAAATTTATTAATAGAACTATCGAAACCTACATACGTGTATGTGTATGTTTGTCCTGTTGTACTATCCGTAATGGTAAGTGTAGTTGTACGGTCTTCTTCAAAAGTATATACGAAACCACCGTATGCTAATACAGTACCACTTGACGCTCTACCCGCAATTTGAGCATAAAATATACTATCTGGTTTTGTGCGTTTCATCTGGACAGATGTCACATTAACATAATCACTGCTAGATTCATTAGACACACTTCCTGTGGCGGTTCTTATTTGTAATATTCTTGCTGGATTTACTTGCCAATTAGTACCATCACCTGCGGAATTCCAACCAGTTACCGCATTATATGAAACTACATCACCATAATTAATAGGCATTAATGTTCCACCTCTTTAAGCATCATGGCATACTTTTTACCAGTTCGATTATTTATCATATAAACATTATCCTCACCCTCTTGCAAAGTCCAGTCACCCCAAGTTCCATCCACATCATTACCACCTGTATCTTTTTTAGATTTATTTGAAAGTTGAAGGTCATTTACATAAATGTTGTTCCATCTTGCTGTCGTTGATCCTAGATCAATTGTACCAGTTGGTAGAATATTGTGATCGAAAACAAAATTTGTTCCACCAGAAAAACTTATTGTTGCATCGGCACTTTCTTTATTACTATTGAAGAAATATAGTTCATCTCCAACATAAGTATGTCCACCATTTGCCAGAGAATCAGTCCATGCCAAAACATCAAATCTTTTTGATGAAGATGATAAATCTTTTCCAGAAGAGTAACCAGCAGCCATTGATAGTGTAATTTTACCACTAGTGTTTTGAGTTACCTCAATTTGATCTGTAGTTCCTGCAATTTCAATATCTTGATTACTAATACCATCTGTAGTTGATAATCTTAGTTTTACTGCACCACTATCATCAACAGCAGTATAATTATATTCGGTATTGGTATTTGTAGAACTAAATGTAATCTCATTCGTGGTAGGATCTGAAGTGATCGTCATACCACCACTCTGCTTAAAAGTCAGTGTACCAGTTGTAGAGTTTGATACTACACTCTCTCCATCTGGAGTACTAAATGTTTTAAATGCATTAGTAACTGTATCAACATTGGTATCAGTTCCTTTTATAGTGATTTGACCTTCATCATCCCAATCTACATCAACAGTGCCTGAACCTACTAATCGAACAGAATCATCAGTTCCAGATGAGGCATCTAAAAATAGATATGGATCAGCAGTAGTTCCAGTAGCTCCACCATCAGAATCTTTTGTAGCTTTTAACTGATAAGTTGTTCCAGTTTGGTCATCAGCATCAATAGTTAATGAACCATCACCACTTCTAGTTACGGTGCAGAAATTTCCACCATTTATTTGAATAGAATCTACTTCACTATAAGTACTTCCAGAACCACCATTTGATTGAAGTGAAAGTTTGGGGTTATTATTAAGAGTAGTTGTGGTATCAGAAGCAGGATCACCTGTTTGAGCACACTCAAGTTTATATAAGTTATTAGTTGTGGTATCCGTGGAAGATACAGTAAGAGTTCCTGTATCCTGAGAAAGTGTAATATTGGAACCAGCAATCAATCTTATATCATCATCAGTTCCAGTGGATGGATTTAATCTTAATATTGCATCATTACCAGTTCCACCTCCACTATTGGATCCATGATCTACTAATTCAAAATCATAGGTGGTGCTATCAAGATTTGTACCACTATAATATAATCCAGTTCCAAGACCTGCATGAGTTAATTTACCATCAGTATCATCCCATATTACAAGTTTATCAGCATTAGGATCATCAGCAGAAAGACTATTTGAACTTATATCGAAAACATCAGTAACACTGGCATCAAGAGACAATGTAGCTACAGTATTAGCAATGTCTCCCTTAAATATTCCATAATATTCTTTTGCATATACATTATTCCATGAGGTGGTAGCTGAACCTATATTATGTGTTTCATGAGCACTAGGATATAGATGACTTGCTATATCAGCATTAAATGTTACGGTATCACTAGTAGCATCATTACCTAATGTTACATTTCCATCTACAACTAAAGTTCCAGTAACATCTAAATTAGCACCAACAAATAAACTCTTGGCAATAGCAGCACCACCATCTATTGTAACTGATCCACCAGTGGTTGAATCAGTAGCATCAGTTGTATCATTAAATCTAGCAATACCATTTACATCAAGACTATTGTTAATAGTTGATATACCAGATACATATAATTGCCCAGTAAGATCTGCACCATCCCTTCGTATTTTTAACCATTCGGTAAATGTACCACTTTTATTTTGACTAGCATAATCTCCAAACTGAATATATTCTGTTCCAATATTATCCGAAGTT